AATTCAAGCAGCAAACAGACCTCAAATTAACTTTGAGACTGTTAAATTAGACCACATCAACGTGTATAGAAAGTTGAAAGGTAAAGGTGAGTGGCAAGATTTGACAATCACTCTTTATGACCCAATCGTTCCTTCTGGAGCACAAGCCGTAATGGATTGGATTAGATTAGGACACGAATCTATAACAGGTAGAGATGGATACGCTGATTTTTACAAAAAAGATATAGATTTCTACATGTTAGGACCGGTAGGTGATAAAGTAGAACAATGGAAGTTAAAAGGAGCATTTATTTCTCAAGCTAACTTTGGTGAAGTGGCATTCTCAAATGCAAACGAACCAGCAACTATTGAATTAACTTTAACTTACGATTACGCAATCTTAGAATTCTAATCAAAATATAATAAAATTAAAGGGGATAATAAAATATCCCCTTTTTTATGCTTTCTAATTTTTTAAAAAAGATATATTTATATATACAAAAACAATTATAGTTATGGCAGATATGGTACAAATTAACCAAGCACCTCAACAAAGTGCACCGCAACAACCAAAATTTGATTTCCCAACTGAAATCATTGAATTACCTTCTCAAGGTTTAGTTTATCCTGAAGGTCATCCATTAAGAAAAGGAACTTGTGAAATCAAATATATGACAGCAAAAGAGGAAGATATCCTTGCATCACAAAACCTAATTAAAAAAGGTATAGTGTTAGACAAATTATTTGAATCAGTTGTTGTAGAACCTGGTGTAAATACAAATGATATTTACATTGGTGATAAAAATGCTATTCTTTTAGCAACTCGTATTTTAGGATATGGGGCTGATTATAGAGTTGAAATAAGTGACCCTTTTACATTGGAAAAGCAAGATGTAGTAATTGATTTATCTAAAGTACAAACAAAAGATGTTGATACTTCTGTTTTAAATTCAAAAAATGTTTACAAATTTGTATTACCTTCAAACGGAAAAGAAATTGAATTTAGATTATTGACTCATTTTGATGAAGTAGAAATCAATAAAGAAATTCAAGCATTAGAAAAATATAACAAAAACAGTGGAACAGCATTTGATGTGACAACTCGTTTAAGATATATGGTTATTTCAGTTGATGGAAATTCTGATAGAGGATTTGTTAATAGATGGGTACAAAATTCATTCTTAGCAAAAGATACAAAAGCATTTAGAAACTATGTAAAGGAAATTTCACCTGATTTGGATTTGAAATTTGAATTTACATCTGATATAACAGGTGATACGGAGGCACTTGATATACCATTTGGTATTAACTTTTTTTACCCTTCCAACTGATTATAGGACTCAACTTCATAACCAAATTTGGGAAATGCTTCAATTTGGTAATGGATTTACTTGGGCAGATGTTTATCACATGCCAACCTATTTAAGAAAATTCTATTTTAATAAATTATTAGAATTTAAAAAGCAAGAAGCTGAAGAGATGAAAAAAGCTCAAAAACAAAATAAAACACCGAAAGTGAGGATGCGTTAATCCTCACTTTTTTATTATGGAATATTTATTACTATAATTAACTAACTATGTCAAATAAGAAAGTACAAATTGAAGAAGGATTATTTGGAGCAGCAAAACAATTTAGTGATGCATTTTTTGATGGATTGAAAAATAATGCAGTTGATAGAGTTCTTGCAAAAGCAAGAGCAGCTAGATTGGATAAAGAAGCTATTGATAAAATGGAAGATATTAGAAGAGAAAAACAACAATTGGATAAAATTCTAAAAGGAATAACTTTAGATAAAAGGTAATAGATGGCCGACGATAAAAAAGATAAATTTGCTCAATTAAGTGGCACAAAAAGCCGTTTAAAAGAAGTTGAGGAACAACTACAGTCAGTATTAAAATGGGAAAAAGAATTAAATATTGTAACTGAAGAAGGTAATGCGCTTCAAAAAGAAAAAGCAAAATTAATTGATAGGGTAAAAAGACTTAATAAAGATATCTTAGCCACTCAAAGAAAAACATTAGCAGATGGTTTAACTGATTTTGGTTCTTTATCTACAATGTATGGTAAATTAAATAAATCAGAGCAAGAAAGAATTGCTGCAATGGATGAAGGTGCCGGTTTATCAAAAGTTGCTATTGCAAGAGCAAATAATTTAGCAACTATAAATTACAAAATATCTCAACTTACCGCAGAAGATTCACTTGAAAGAAAAGTGCTTAATGATGAATACAAATCGGAATTAAAAGCATTAAAAGGACAATCTGGTATAAGTGATAAAATAATAAAATCCATTGAAAAACAAAATGGATTAGCAAATGATTATGGTTCTATTCAAAAAAATGTTAAAGAACAATTAGATGCACAAACCGAAGGTTACGATAAAATAAAAAAATTAATAGGTGGAATTTTAGGTACATTTTCAATTCTTACATCGGGACCTGCAGGTGCATTGGGAGTTACTTTAATGGGTGCGGGTAAAGCAGCAGATTATATAGGAGCAAATGTGAGAGATTGGGGTGGGTACATAGGAGGTGCACAGGCATCAGCAATGGGTCTTGGTTTGATTTTTAAAGATGCAAGTGGAACCGCAAAATCATTATCTTCTGAATTTGGTGGGCTTAGAGATATTACAATGGGTACTCAATTTAATACCAATTTGATGGCATTAAATATGGGTATTACTGGTGATGAAGCAGCTAAAACATTAGGAAGTTTTGCAAGGTTAAACAATGGTTCAACGGATATGGCAGCTAATTTAGCAGAAAGTACAAAAGAATTAGCAAAACAAAACCATTTAGTACCATCGGCAGTTATGAAAGATGTTGCAAATTCAACAAAAGCATTTGCAGAATATGGAAAAAATGGTGGTAAAAATATAGCAGAAGCAGCAGTAGCGGCAGGTAAGTTGGGCGTTAATATGGATACTTTAACAAGAGTTACTGACCATTTATTAGATTTTGAATCATCTATTAATGATGAATTGGAATTAGGTGCAATGCTTGGTAAAAATATTAATTTAAACAATGCAAGAAGTTTAGCATATAATGGTCAGATTGGAGATGCTGTTAAAGATACATTACAACAATTGGGTGGTATAGATGCTTTTAATAAAATGGATATTTTCCAAAAGAGAAAAGCAGCACAATTGTTAGGTTTATCGGTTGAAGAATTCCAAAAAATGGCAGCAAATTCGGATAAACATAATTCAGATGGTACATTACAAGTAAGTCAATTTGATAGAATAAAAGAATCTGTTACTGGTATTGCAACAGGTATGGGTGGTATGTTAAAAACAGCAGGAGGTTTGGTTTTGGGATTAGCACAAATGGGTGGCTCTCTTTCACAAATGGGATTGCAAGTACCTGGTTTAACAAAATTATTTTCAAAAATGCCTGGAGTTAAAGCAGGTGGTGGAGCAAATCCAGCAGCTGCAGCAACACCAAAACCACCTGATAATGCTCCTCAAGTTGATAATGCAAATAAATTTGGAAAAATAAAATCAGAAGATTTAATCAAAGGGGCAGCTGCAATATTAATATTAGCAGCAGCACTTTGGGTATCTGCAAAAGCATTTCAAGAATTTGCAAGTGTAAAATGGGAAGATGTTGGTAAAGGTTTGGTTGGTATGTTGGGATTGGTTGGTATTGCATATCTTTTATCAAAAGTAGAAGGTGATATGATACAAGGTGCAGTTGCAATTGCAATATTAGGGGCTGCATTGATACCATTTGCTTTTGCATTGAGTTTATTAGGAAATGTTAAAATGGAAAATGTATTAGCTGCAGCAGCAGGATTGGTAATATTTACAGCAGCAATATTTGGATTAGGTGCACTTATGATGACAGGTGTTGGTGCACTTGTATTTGGAGCAGGTGTGTTGGCTCTTATAGCTATGGGAGCTGCTATGATGATATTGGGTGCCGGTTTAATAGTAGCTGCAAACGGATTTAATGCAATTAGTAGTGTATTACCTAATATAGTGGATAATGTATCACAATTATCAAAAATAGAATTTGGTCCTATACTTGGTTTAGCAGGTTCTTTAATGGTATTGGCAGGTGCATTGGCAGCAGTTGGAGTTGCTGGTCTTTTAGCACTTCCTGTATTAATAGGATTAAATAAAATTGGATTAGTTGGTGAAGGTGGTGGAGGTGCTAAGCAAGATAAGACGGATGAATTAATAGGTGAAATAAAAGCATTGAGAGCAGATATGCAATCAGGTAAAATTGGTGTTTATTTGGATGGACATAAAGTTTCAGCAGCAATAGGAAAGACGGTTGAAAAATCAGGAACAAATAATTACGGACATAAATAATGGGTAAAACAATATTAGAATTATTTAAAACGCAAAAGTTAGCAAACGGTAAAACCGCACAGCAAACTTATGATATACAGGATGTAAAACAAAATAAACCTGAATCGGCTAGTGGTTTGATGAATGCTACCGCATTTCCATTACAACAAATTGCAAGAAGAAATCTTTCAGCTAGATTATCGGAAACTCGTTTGGAAGAAGAAACAACAGGTTTAAGAATATTAAAAGATGTTGCATCTCCAATTATATATGGTACTGATATAATTCGTTTAACAAAACAAACAACTAAAGTAGCAACTGTAATGTTGGATGCTGCAAATGGTGGAACATCTCAAACTGGTGGTATATTAGATAATTTAATTGCAAAGGCAGAAACTAAAGGTCTTGATTTATTAAATAAAATTGGTGTTGAATTACCTGAAAATCTTATTCCAACTAGAGTTGCAACAAATCAAAAATTTAAAGATGGTAAAATTTCTGATTTATACACAACAATCGCAGAGATTAAAAAAGATGGAGCGGGTAATGTAGCTGGTCAATTTTTAGCAAAAAATGCAAAAGGAACAATAAATCAAATTGGTGGACAAGTATTAGGAAGTGGAATACAATTGATTAAAGATACAATCAAAGCAAAACTTACTAGTGCTAGAAAAGAAGGACAGCAATTAATAGCAAAGAATAAAGATGGTATAACAATTTATGATAATACCTTAACTTATTCATCTACAATTGATGTAAGAAATACAAAAATTACGGATAGAAATGATTTATCATCTATTGTTGCGCAATCTGAATTAACAAAACAATCAAATGATATTCAATCAAAAGTTAGGGAACTAATTAAAAATCCACCTGTTGTTGGAAGTATACCTGAAGAGGATAAACCAATTGACCCGGAAGGAAACCCATTCGCAGCAACAAAAGATAAAGTAAAAAGTGCAATTGATACTGGAACCAAAAAATTATCAGGAAGTGGAAAAGAAAACCAGCAGGCATTAGCAAATGGTAAAAAAATTGGTGACCTTAAAGATGGTGCAATAGTAACTGATAAAAATTCAACAATTAATTATGAAGGAACTGTTGACCCTTCAAATGATGATATTACTTTAAGAAACGATTTATCTTCAAAATATAAAAGTATATATGAACCAACAGCAGTTAAAGCAGAAAAAATAAAATATTCGATAGATAAACAATCATATCCAGGTTCTGCAAAAGATGTAAGTGGTTTTACAAATGATATGGAACTTAAAAGAGGATTAACATCAAATCAAGGAGATTATTTAAATACAATAGGTGCATATAAAGGTGATGCAAAAGATGCAAAAGGTAATACACTTGAAAGTTATGATTTTATACCACTTAAGTTTACATCGGTACAAAATGGTTTATCTGTAAATTTTAGAGCAACAATAACAGGTCTTACCGAAACATTTTCACCATCATGGGATACTCACAAATTTTTAGGTAGTCCATTTCCTTTTTATACATACACACAAATAGAAAGAAGTGTGGCTTTTAATTTTAAAATTTATTCTCAAAATGGAGCAGAACATAAAGCAGCATGGGAAAGAATAGCATTTCTTTCTAGTTTAGTTTATCCACAGGGATATTCTACTGGAACTGGTGTATTTCCTCCAATAATAAGATTAACTTTGGGTGATATGTATTCTAAAAAATTAGGTTTTATAGAAAGTTTAAGTTACACTATTGATGATAGTTATCCTTGGGAAATTGGTTTAAATAGTGGTGATTTGGCTAACTATAAATTACCTCAAATTATTGATGTTGCTGTAACTATTAAAATACTACAAAATAGAAGTACAACTGATGGAGTTAATCTTTATGGATTTTCTGATAAAGTTGCAACAACAACCGATTTTACTAATAATCAAAAAATTAATAAAACAGGAACAACAACAGTTCAACCAAAAGCAAGTACTGGATTTAAAGATAAAGGAAATATAAACACAACCGCAGCAGCAGGAACAAATACAGTAAATACTGCAGCAACAACGGCAACTGGTACAAATTCATCTACATCCCCAACCACAACTGCAGTCAATAATTTGGGAGATATAATGTTTGGACAAAGTTTAAGTGTTCAAAAAGATACATTAGTACCGCCAGTAACTGAACCTACTCAAATAAAACCACCAAATTATACTTTTAAAGCATTTACTAATGGTAGTGATATTGTTGGGCAAATTTACGCAGATGGTACTTTAATTGAAGAAAAAAATTATTATTCATATTATAGTTATACAAACTCATCACTTGGTGGAACAAATATAGATTTAAAAGGTGAACCTGCTGTATTGGCATCTATGAAAAATTATGCAAAAATATTTGGAATTTATAGTGATATAACTAAACAAATGTATAAACCAAATCCTAATATATCATAAGTATGACAAGTAGATACGAAACTAATACAAAGAAAAATACAAAAGATGGAAGATTGGTATATAAAGCAAAAATATTACCAAATATTCCATTAAGAGATGATGATGTTTATATTATTACCGAAACAGGTGATAGATTAGATACATTGGCATATCAATTCTATCAAGACCAAACTCTTTGGTGGATAATAGCATCGGCAAATCAAATTCATAATGCAGTATTTGCATTGCCTGAAGGAACACATTTAAGAATACCACAAAATTATATAGAAATAGTATCAAATACAAATAAATAAGTTATGTCAGCGTTTCCGCATTTTTCAAATTTTTCAGATTATGTAATAAAGGAATTAAATTCCCGTAAAGATAATATATACAATTCCGATTTAAATTGTTGGGTGAGAGCAGTATCTGCTGTTTCAAATGCACATGGTAAGGGAATGATATTAACATCAAATCCAAACCACAAATTGTTTAACGCTGCTGGTGACCCAAATTTTGCATCAACATATGGTGGTAATAATTTAAGTGGTACTGTTGGAACAACATGGGCTAATAAAGGAATAAATCCTCAACCAGGTGTAGTTGGAAGACCATCACCAATAATAACTAATTTTGAAGTAGATGAAGGTAGTGGTAATATAAGTAGAAAAGCAACATTTACTATTAGATGTTTTTCACCTGAACAATTAGAAATAATAACATCTTATTATTTAGAACCGGGATTTACTATATTTTTAGAATGGGGATGGAATACCGCAAAGGGATTGGCTAATTATATGAAAAGTATAGATGAAAATTCAATCGGGGCATATCAATCATTTACAGAAGTTAATAAAAGAAGAGCTGCATCTGGTGGAAAATCTGATGTATTTTTAGGATTTATTACAGGTGGAACTATAAACTCAAGTGAAATATATTGGGATGTTGTTGTTAAATGTACGGGTTTTGTAGAATTACCTGCATATTTTATGGTGGCGGATAATAGTCAGAAAAAAGTTGAAGAAGCAAATAAAAATGCTTATGTAGAAGAATCATTGGATTTTGCAAGTTGGGAAACTAGTGCAGATGTTAGTAAAGGAAATCAAAGATTTAGATTAGCATTTAATGATTTACCATCAAATAAAAAAACACAATTAGTAAAAGATTTAGATAAGGACCCTACTGTAACAAATAGAGCTAATTTTATTAATTATGATAAAAAAGTTACTGATAAAATAAATAGTACAACCGATGGTAGTTGGTTTTTTGGAATAGGTGGTGGAAAAGTTGACCAAAAAGATGAAAGTGGTAATTCAACAAGTGTTAAAGTGCCGGATGGTACTAAATTGTGTGGTCCTGAAAAATTTATGAGATTTGGAACTTTAGCTAAAATTTTAAATACAATTGCATATAAAGGATATGTAATTGGTGGTAAAAATGTAAAATATCAAATTAATACAAAAGATTGTGTTTGTGGAGCATTTGAAAAAATATTTAGTACGGATAAATCAAAATTATTTATACCTAATCCAAAAACACCACAAGTTAATTACGTTGCAACTCTTAATGCAGATGGAAAACAACAAGAAAAATTTGATAGTATCGTAGATAATTCTGTAGAATTAGAAAAATCTTTGACTGATATGGTTAACGAAACTAAGTCTGGTGGTAGTCCATTTAGTTCTTTTAAAAATTCACCAAAAGTTACTTTCCCATCACCATATGCAATATCAAATGGTGTTGTTAATGGAACGCAAATTTCATATATTGATAAAGATGCAAAAATTGAAGGTGTAAATAAAGAAGCAGGTAAGTGGGGATTTTTGGAAGATTTGTATGTTAATATGGATTTTGTAAAACCAATAATTGAAACTAAAAACTTTTTAATTAAAGATGCATTATATCAAATATTAAATGGAATGTCATCAGCTGCAGGTAGTATTTGGGATTTTCAAATTGTAGAATCAACCGGTGTTGATGGAAATGTTGAATTAAAAGTTGTAGATATGAATTTTGTATCTGATGTAAATTCAGATGATAAAATATATACTTTTTATATGAATGGTGCATCATCTATATTTTTAGAAGCATCATTTGATATGGATATTAATGGTGCAATAATGAACCAAGTTATTGGAAGTAGATTGGGTTCTAAAACAAATTCATCTTTACCATCATATGAAGGAAAATTATTTTCAACTGGAAATACCGATTTAGTTTTACAAAAAATAGAAACTACAAACGAAGCAAGTAAAAAAGCAGCAGATGATGCAAACCAAGCAAATTCAGGCAATACTTCTAAACAAGATGATGTAAAAGATAAACAACAAAAAGATTTAGCATTATTTTTAAATAAATGTGCACTATATCCTAGAGTTGAATACGATGATACTGATGCAGCATTTGGAGATGACCCATACAAAACAAATTATTTAGCAGCAATTTCAGATTTACAATTATTTGAAGGTATGAAATTAGGGCAAGAAAAAATTGATTACGAAGAAGGAAAAGCACATTCTGTTTTGTTACCAATTAAATTTAAATTTACAATTCAAGGTGTAAGTGGAATTAAAAGAGGAGATAAATTTAAAGTTTCAGGAATACCTAAACAATATTCTGATTCTGGATTTTTTCAAGTACTTTCTGTAAAACAAATATTAGATGGTATGATGTGGAAAACTGAAATAGAAGGTGGATTTAGACAATCAATGTCAAAACCAAAAGGTAAATAATTATTAATATGATTGATTTAAATAGATATATAAAAATAGTTAAATTGCCAACTGATTTTAATGCAAATCATGTACTAGCTTATATCCCAAAACCAAAAGATGATGATTATTTAAGAGGATATATAACCAGATATTTTGTACAAAAAGCAAATGATAAAAATGGATTAGTATATGAAATAAATTCTGCTAATAATTCAAAATATACTAATAATGCTTTTTGGTCTACTGTAAATTTAGATTGGATGATAAGTGGTGGAACAATTGATGAAATAAAAGCAGCAAATGAAAAATCGGTAAGAATTGCATCCAAAAAATTACCCGCTATACAATTATACCTTCCAAACCTTTCACAATTTTCTAAACAATAATTTGGTAATCTTAAATAGTTTTCGTATATTTGATGTATGAAAATTATAGAGTCTATTAACGAATTAAATGAACTAAAAGATATTCTTGAAAATGAAATATCTATTTGGTATCCTATGTGGATGGATAATGATAAGCATCCGAATAACACACATATATCCTTTATATTCGTAAGAACTGTAAATGATAAGTACATACTTCCACAACAACATACCGACGCATTATGCCTCTCTAATGAGCAAATAGAAGGTGTTTTGAATACTAACGGAGAAAAGTGGATATTCCAAAAGAAAAAGATTTTACAATCTTTCAAAAACCTTAGAGAAGGATTGAATGATGTAGATACGGCACACTTCCTGAAAACGGGAAATACAATCGATTATTCTCAACCAATACAACATTTGAAAAACCCCTTAATACATAAGGGTTATAGAGATGATATTATACAATCTATTCCACTTCTTAAATTGTGTGAAGCAATAGAACCCG